ATCCCTATCTCCAAAACAACTCACATTTTGTGCATTCATAGCAAACGGAGATAAGCAAACAGATGCCTACCTTAAGGCGTACAACACCAAGAAACTTTCACGGAAGGGAGCCTCCACTGAAGCCTCGAAATTGATGAGGCAGGGCAAGATTAAGGATCATGTGGAGAAACTCAAAGCGGACATGGCTGTCTCCAAGAGCGCGTTGATGAATCGTGATAGGGAGTGGATACTCCATGAAGTAACACAGGTTATCAAGGATGACGAAGCCAGGCACAGTGATAGACTCAGGGCATTGGAGATCTTGGCAAAGATAAGAGGACTGTATGAAGACAGTTCTGAGGATGTGGTAGAGCATCGCTCCAGTGAGGATATAAAAAAGGAATTAAAACAAAAACTTTCGGAGTACTTAGGGGCTACTGATTAGGGAGAGTTGTACACCCTATCAAATGGAGTGAAAAACTAGCGCATCTGCTCATTTAGAGGCGTTTGCCCACGATTTCGAGCGATCAGAGGCCCGTACCCTACTTAATAAGCTTACTAAGTAGTCATGTCCGTACCCATCTTAACCATGTCAGTACCTGTGCTTAAAAGGAATGGATGACCTATCGTGGATACTGGCTGATGGCCAGAGTACAGAAGACGCACTAGAAGAACTAGGCGTTGATCCTACAGGAGAACCAGAGTTTGGATACGCAGTTATTCACTGGCGTTCAGGGCTATTTAGCGTATGGGAAGACCACGGAGACGTAGCCTTTGGGTCTCCCGAGTATGCTGTAGTCGCTCATGCACGAACTAGGGCTAGAGCAAAAGACATTATAAAAGATAGAAAGGAGAGAGAGTTAAAATGGACGGATTGACTAGCAAAAATTCGGATATCTTTATCGTGGATGATGGAACTATGGACACTGTAGTAGAGTGTGCCGGAGAGTGGATACGCTACAGCAGTGAATATCGGTTCTCATTCGATAACGACAAAGAATTCTTGAAAGAAATTCGCGAAGAAGTACTAGAAGAAATTGAACATAGGAAAGACAATGACTAGAAGACACTTTCGGGCAATAGCTAACGCTATTAGTGAACTAGACTTGAGCAGTGATGACCGAGAGCATGTAGCAGAAGAGCTTGCTAAGGTATGCGCTCAATTCAACAACGCATTCGACACTAGGCTTTTCTTACATACAGCAAGGGGGTTCATCAAGTAAGGCTGATAGGGTGCGGGCTTCGGCCCGCGCCCGAGCCTGACGCCCGAACCTAACTTGACAATTCTATATAGTACGTCCGTACCCATATTGACTTATATTTATCTACCATATTCTGTTTCCAAAAAGACTTGATCTTTTACGTTGTCTTATTAAATTAAAGTTATGTTCATTTACTTCCTGATAAAAGGAGAAACAAAATGGAAGGCATGATGCTACACTGTGGTGCAAACTTGGTGGAGGAGGAGGATGTCTTGGCGATAGAGACGCCACCTTCCACACGCACCCACTATCCCGTCCCGCATAGCCTACTCATTAATCTGATAGGCAAGATGCTAGACAATGTTGGTTGGAGTGTGATCAGTAGAGAGTATGCCATATACAATGAAGGAGCACGGATGTTTGGTGTATGGGGTATTCAAAATGGATCAATTGGTGAATCTGATTACGGGCTTACAATTGGTATTAGGAATAGCCACGATAAACGTTTCCCTGTGGGAATGGTGGTAGGCTCACATGTGTTTGTCTGTGACAATCTCTGCTTCTCAGGATCAATCAAGCTAACCGCGAAGCACACATTGAATGTGTTCCGTGACCTGCCACAAAAGGTGTTCGATTCATTCGGTAAATTGCAGGGAGCGAACACGCTACAGAAGGAACGTATCGCGGGATATAAGGGACGTGTCCTTGATACTACTGAGGTTCATGATTTCCTGATCCGCTCAGTAGATCAAAAGGTCATACCTAATTCCTACATTCCCAGGATTATTGATGAGTATAGGGCTCCGAAGCATGAGGAGTTTCTACTTCCATCCAATAACGGAAACGAGAGGCGTACCGCTTGGACCTTGATGAACGCCTACACTGAGAGATTCAAAGGTACTAATGCTTTGGATCTGCCAGGTAGATCCATCAGGCTACATGCTATGCTTGATGAGCTAACGTTCGGAGAGGAGCAGATCATACAAGAGGCTGAGGTTATAAACTCTGTGCCTGGATATGTAGATACAGTGCCAGGCATGCCTCCAGTATTCGATCCCGCTTTGGCATAGTGGATGCGAGAGGGCCGGGTCACTCAGGTGATCCGGTCCTTTCTGCGCCCGCACCAGAGCGGATGACGCCAGTACCCACCTTGATGTCAGTACCCATCTTAATCATATGCGCGTATGCGTTTTCCTTTAGTTATACCGAGATGATCTTTTGGTGGAATGATTTAGCTTTATGTCAGGTGAACAACGCAACCCTCACACAACGGAGCGAACAATGCGTACGCCTATGATTACCTCGCAGGATCACTACCTGGTTGGCCACAACTATCACATCATCAAAGATGAGGATCTTAAGGGCTTGGAGGAGGACGGTTGCATCACTGGATCATCCGTAGCCTATGTTCGTGGCATTGGGCTGATTGAGGACAATGCCGTGACCGTCAAGCTTAACCTCGACCAGGTGCGTGACATCCTGGAAGGTGAGCGACATGCTGATTGGATCTGTGACCTACAGGCCACAGTTGATAGACTGGTGCGTGATGGGCTTATCAGCCTCAAGCAGACCTATGCTTGTGAAGCTACCCAGACTGTCACTCGCCATGTGTCAGGTCATGTCGAGGCAACGTCCAGGGATGAGGCTATTGATAAGTTCCTTGATGCTGTCCACGATGATCCAAAGCACTACACGGACAGCGAGGAAGCGGAGACGGATGACATGGAATGCTACCCAGAGTAGGCTCCGTGTGAGGAGTCAAGCCCGCCCCGAAAGGGGCGGGTGCGGTTCCGGCCCGCACCTTTTTTGAAAAACTTTGGATATATAGTTTGCGAAGCAATCCACTAGTTGTTGTCCGTACCCATCTTAATCACGCCTGTACCCATCTTCAGATATATACGCATGCGCGTTTCCTTTAGTTAATAGCGTGAGCCAAGATGATCTTTTTCTGGATACCATTAGCTTTATGTCAGGTGGAAGCAACAACCCTCACACACAGGAGCACACGATGTATCTACCTATCATTACCCCCACGGCACGATTCCTCACGGAAAGCTTCATCATCCTCAGAGGCGATGCTATCGCAGAGCAGACTGAGGCACAGCGCCAAGAGGGCTACGACGATGAGCAGGTTAGCCTGCGCATGTCCACCATCAAGGCGATCCAGACGCACCCGCACGGGGGCACTGTGATGGTCAAGCTGGATGAGTCTGAGGTGTTGGACATCCTAGATGGCAACCGACACGCCTCCTGGATCTGTGACCTACGGACTACGCTGGAAGAACTGGTCGAAGATGGCCACATCAACCCAACTCGTACATGGACCGTCACAGGCAAGTACTATGCGACTTACAAGTTCGAGGTCGAGGTCGAGGCCCCGAATGAGGAGATGGCGATAGAGGAGGCCAGGGAGGAAGTCGAGTTAGACCCAGGCACTCATGCGTGGGATGACGAGTTCCGATTCCAGGATGTGTCAGCAGAGCGCGGGTAGCTCTGTGTGTGGGAGCCAGCCCAGCCCTTCGGGGCTGGGTGTCGGCTCCGCCCCCGCGCAACAAGTCGGGCGCACCCGCGCCCGCACCACACTTTTTCTCCACTTATAAACAGTTTGCTTTAGCAATCCACTAGCAGTTGCTGTTGTCCGTACCCACCTTAATTAACTTCTTCACGACTGTACCAGTACCTGCGTGGATATACATGTGCGCGTATTCCACTGTTGTTTTATGCAGGGCCAAGATGATCTTTTCTCATGATGCTTTAGATTTATGCATATTCACTTCCGACAAGGAAAGCACTTTGGAAGATGCAGGACCGATGGGCCCGCAAGGGATAGAGCAGGTCGCACAACGTGTGAGTGAGTTAGCTGAAACAGTGACGGAAGTCTTCACTGCACAGGCCAAGCTGGTCAAGCTGAACCGTGAGTCGATTGATGTTCTGACGGACATGGCAGAGATGCTTAAGGCACGGACTGATATCCTCCTGAGCTTCTGTGCGCCTCCTGGGTTCGTGGAGGAGGAGGATGAGGGTGGTATACTGGCGCAACGGTTGGACCAATTAGCCGAGCTTGTAATGGCCATTGGCATCTCCGTTGCGAAAATGGAGGGGCAGCCAGGCGGTTCAGTTGCGGACTTCTTCAGGACTCAGGGTCTGCCAGACCCAGACGACTTGAACTAGTCCCTGGCTCGCAGGACTGGGGTCACGCCTTCGGGCGTGGCCCCTTTTTTCGTGCCCCAGTGGGGGTGACCCCCCCTCAGAGATGGCCGTGGTGCGCGACCCCCCCATCAGTATTTTGCTCACTATATCAGCAAATTTTCAAAAAAAAACGTCTGGGACTCAAAACGCGGCGGGATAATATTATCTAGTACTGACTAAGTACTTACTTCTCCATACTATCTATTTTTTTTTATTAGTACTTGTTTTACTAGTACTACTAATTAGATAATTTAGATTATCTAGCGTTGTCAAGGATGCAACTTTCCTTTTTATTAAAGTATGTCATTATCTGACCTTGATTCTGTCCTGGACGAAGCTGTTCTGTCCTACGTCATTGCTAAGAAGCGGTGTATTGTTCAGCGCAATCCTCTTTCAGGAATGAGTGCCCAGTCTCTGGTTGATGAACATCCCGACTACTATGTGTATTGGGGCAACCCAAAAAAAATAAAGTTCGTGGGTAAGTGTGCGGGAGATGTCCTAGAGGACTATCTTCAAAAGTTGGGCTACCCAAGGGGGAGCGACCAGTGGTTTAGTTTGGCTCACATTGTTATCGAAAGAGGAGAATATGAAAGCGAGTTTATCGGACAGGCTCCTGGAGATTGAAGAATGAGTATGGATGTAGAGAGTGTAGATGCCCTGCCTCTTTCTCAGCAGGCGGAAATTCTCAAACTTGTGCAGGGGTTGCGCGAGTCGGAAAGCAGGGAAGCCGCCCACGAAGACTTCCTTGCTTTTGTAAAGCAGGTTTGGCCAGCATTTATTGAGGGCAAACATCACCGTATCATGGCAGATGCGTTCAACAAGATCGCTAACGGTGAATTGAAGAGGCTCATTATCAATATGCCTCCCCGTCATACCAAATCGGAGTTTGCTTCTCACCTGTTTCCTGCCTGGTATCTTGGCAGATATCCTGATAGAAAGGTTATTCAGACTGCCCACACCGCAGAACTTGCAGTCGGATTTGGTCGTAAGGTTCGTAACTTGGTAGGCTCCAATGATTATGAGCAAATATTTGCCGATGTATCCCTGAGTACGGACTCGAAAGCGGCTGGTCGCTGGAATACCAACCATAAGGGGGACTATTTCGCTATCGGAGTAGGCGGTGCCGTTACAGGTAAGGGTGCGGACATCCTAATTGTGGACGATCCGCACTCAGAGCAGGAGGCGGCAATGAATGATCCGTCTGTATACAATAAAACTTACGAATGGTACACCTCCGGGCCTCGTCAAAGGCTACAGCCGGGGGGTGCAATCTGCCTTGTGATGACCCGGTGGTCTAAAAAAGACCTGACAGGGCGCATATTGAAGGCTTCTGTAGAGAGAGGGGGGTCGGATGAGTGGGAAATCATAGAATTGCCCGCCATTTTGCCCAGTGGAAAGCCGTTATGGCCTGGATTTTGGCCCCTGGACCAGCTTGAATCGCTAAAAGCAGAGCTTCCGGTAGGAAAATGGACCGCTCAGTACCAGCAAGACCCGACTTCGGAAGAAGGTGCCATTATTAAGCGGGAATGGTGGAATGAATGGACAAAAAAAGACCCTCCGGCCTGTGATTTCGTGATTCAGTCCTGGGATACGGCCTTTTTAGCGAAGGAAACTGCCGATTACAGTGCATGTACGACCTGGGGTGTCTTTTATAGCGAGGATGGAGAGGCAAATATCATTTTGCTGGACGCATTACAGGAACGCTTGGAGTTTCCAGACCTGAAGGTGCGGGCCTATGAAATGTACAAGGAATATGAACCCGACGCCTTCATTGTTGAGGCAAAAGCGGCGGGGAGTCCGCTGATTTTCGAGTTGCGTAGGATCGGTATCCCCGTTTCGGAGTACACCCCTGGTAGGGGTAAGGATAAAATTGCCAGAGTAAATGCAGTATCCGATCTCTTCCACAGCGGTCATGTGTGGGCACCCAAAACAAGATGGGCAGAAGAGGTCATTGAGGAGTTTGCGGCCTTCCCTACTGGCGACCACGATGACTTGGTTGACTCCTCTACGCAGGCATTGCTCAGATTTAGGCAGGGTGGCTTCATAAACCTGGATAGTGACGACCCCTGGGATGATTTATTGCCTATGAGAAAAGCCGACTATTATTGACTGTGGAAGTGTATCTCATCATTGTGTATGATCTATTATGAGGGAGTAGTGTGGACGGAGAGTGTAAATGGCGGTAGATAAGTCCCTAAACGACCTTTTTGCCGAAGACGAATTTGACATGGGCCCGGAAGGGCTTTTGGTCGTGGAAGAGGAGGGTGCGGTACCGGAGGACTCTCTGGTAACCGAACTTGAAGACGGCGGAGTAGAGATCGACTTCGATCCTATGGCCGACCTGGGTAGCATAGAGACGGAGTTCGATAGCAATCTTGCAGAAGCGATTGACGATGCGGAACTTCGTACTATTGCCATAGACCTAGTTGGAAAATTCGACTCTGACAAAAGTAGTAGATCCGACTGGGAACAAACCTATGAACAGGGCCTAGATCAACTGGGTCTGGAAATAGAGGATCGCACTACCCCGTGGGCCGGAGCATGCGGCGTATTCCACCCGATGTTGTCTGAAGCGGTAGTGAGGTTTCAAAGTCAGACAATTCAGGAAATCATGCCAGCCAAGGGTCCGGTAAAGACGCACATCTGGGGTGTTATGACCCCGGAGCGTCAGGATCAGGCGAAACGTGTTCAGGACTATATGAATTACCAGCTTATAGAGGTAATGACGGAATATAGGTCTGAGACGGAAAAACTATTGTTCAGCCTGCCGCTTGCTGGTTCAGCATTTAGAAAAATTTACTTCGATCCTTCGCTGGGGAGGCCCACCTCCATGTTTGTACCAGCGGAGGATTTTGTTGTTTCGTACAATGAGGCGGACCTGGAGCAGGCGGAGCGGTATACTCATGTAATGAACCGCAGTACAAATCAAATAAGGAAGCTTCAGGTCAGCGGGTTCTATAGGGATGTTGAGCTAACTCCCTCATACATAGAAGACAATCTGGTCACTGATAAGTTTCAGGATATCGGTGGGGTTAAGCCGTCATACGGTAAAGACGAAAGGCACCAGCTTTTGGAGATGCACGTTGATTTCGACCTGCCAGGATTTGAGGACGACGACGGTGTTGCGCTTCCATATGTTATTACTATCGACAAGGGTAGCTCTACGATTCTGTCGATTTACAGGAACTGGGCCGAAGACGATGAACACAAGGCAAAAAAACAGCACTTCGTCCATTACGGATACGTTCCTGGTATCGGCTTCTACAATCTGGGACTAATTCATATGATCGGCGGTTTGGCAAAGTCCGCCACAAGCCTGCTTAGGCAACTCGTAGATGCAGGGACTCTTTCTAATTTGCCAGGAGGACTTAAGACTCGTGGACTCAGAATCAAAGGTGACGACACGCCTATCATGCCTGGAGAATTCAGGGACGTCGATGTTCCGGGCGGTGTTATCAGGGACAATATCACCTTCCTTCCTTATAAGGAACCTTCTTCGGTCCTTTACCAGTTATTGGGTAACATCGTGGAAGAGGGCAGACGCTTCGCGTCAATGGCTGATCTGAAAGTAGCGGACATGAACCAGGAAGCACCTGTCGGAACCACTCTTGCGATCATGGAACGGGCAATGAAGGTGCAGTCCGCAATCCAGGCCAGAATTCACGCCAGCTTAAAGCAGGAATACAAAATTCTGTCGAGAATCATCCATGATTATACTGACCCGGACTACCCTTATGAGGTGGATGCGGGAGAAGGAATTAAACTTGAAGACTTTGATGATCGTATTGATATTGTTCCTGTGTCGGACCCCAATGCGTCCAGCATGGCACAGCGGATCATGCAGTACCAGGCGGCACTACAATTAGCGGCACAAGCACCGAATATGTATGACATGCCTCTACTGCATAGACAGATGATGGAACTCATCGGAATACCGAATGCCGACAAGGTTGTGCCGGATACGGACGAGGTTCCACCAAAAGATCCTGTCAGCGAAAACCAGGACATGCTTACCATGTCCCCCGTGAAAGCATATGAATATCAGGATCATGATGCCCATATGCGTGTTCATATGGTTCTTAAGAATGATCCTCAGATGGCACAAGAAGTTCAAAACAGCCCCGCCGGAGGTGCTGTTATGGGTTCCCTGGATGCTCACATCCGCGAACACCTGGCATTTATCTTCCGTAGACAGATAGAGGAAGAGCTTGGTACCCCGCTACCGCCTGTGGACCAGCCGTTGCCGGAAGATGTCGAAAAGAGATTGAGTACCTTGGTCGCGGATGCCGCTGATCAGCTTATGGGCAAGAAGCAACAGCAACAGCAGGCCGAACAGGCGGCACAGCAACAGCAAGATCCGATTGTACAAATGAGACAGCAGGAGTTGGGTATACGCGAATCTGAGGTTCAGCGGAAACAGCAGGCTGATATGGCCAAACAACAGATTGAGCAACAGAAGCTTGCTATGGAGGCGGAACAGCATGCGGCAGAACAGCAAATGGATGCCGCCGCGCTCCACCTTGACGTGCAGGAGCTTGCCAGTAAGGAGCGGATAGAAACTGAAAAACTTAAGCTTGAAGAGCAAAAACTAGCTATGGAAGCAGAAATTGAAGAAGTCAAGTTTGAGGGGAGCCAGGAACTGGAAGGAATGAAAGTTGGTAAAGAAATAGCGAAGGATGAGAAGGACAGAAATAGTGAGTGAAACCGTCCTTTCGTTGTTGAAGAAAAAGATTAGAACCCAGATGAACGAACTGGCAGACCATTTAGCTCTTGGTTCTGCAAAAGATATGGAAGAGTACCGTAAGGTTTGTGGCATCATAGAAGGGTTGGCTTGGACAGAACGTGAAGTTATAGATTTAGAGGATAAAATGCGGGATCTTTAATTCGCTTTTTAGCGCACAACTAACGAGAGGTCTTAGTGGCTACACTCGCAAAAGAAGTTATGGAAGAAAAGGTCGTCCCCGACCAAACAGAAGAAGAAGGCCGATACGCATCACAGTTACCTGAGCCTAAAGGGTACAAACTGCTGATTGCCCTGCCGGATATAGAAGAAGCCACCGAAGGCGGCATCATTAAATCGGCACAATCCCAGCATGAAGAATCTATTGGGACTATTGTAGGCTGGGTAATGTCGATGGGCCCCGATGCTTACGTCAATTACCAAAGATTTCCGAATGGACCGTACTGCCAAGTTGGTGACTGGGTAGTCTTTCGGGCATTTAGTGGTACGAGAATAAAAATCCACGGGAGGGAATTCCGTTTAATTAACGACGACACTGTAGAGGCGGTCGTAGAAGACCCCAGAGGCGTGGAGAGGGCCTAAAATGAGTGAAGAGACCGGAAGAATGAGCGAGGAAGATAAGTTTTTGGGCGTTAAAACTACGATTGAGCCTCCCGAAGAATCTTCTCCGCAAAATAATGAAATTGATGTTGAGGTAGTTGATGATCGTCCCCCTGCTGATCAGCGTCCGGCATCTACAGCCGGGTCTGGCGACGAAGATGTAGCCACAGATGCAGAGATTGAGAGTTACGGAAAACGCGCATACAAGCGCATGAAAAAACTCAAGTGGCAATATCATGAGGAACGTAGAGCAAAAGAGCAGTCAGAAAGGCTTGCGAATGAGGCTGTTAATTATACGAGCACTCTTCAGACCGAAAACCAAAGGCTCCTGAGATTAGTACAGGATTCCCAAAAAGCTCTTACAGAGCATAGTAAATATGGTGCCCAGGTCGCAGTTAATGTGGCACAGAAAGCTCTCCAGGAGGCCCATGAAGCAGGGGATTCCGAAGCTATATCGGCGGCACAAAAGGCATTAACGAATGCTCAGTTGGCCCAAGCTTCTGCGCCTGCCGTTTCCCAGAGGATTATTGACAAGTGGAAACAGAATGTGCTGGCAGAAGATCGGCAAACCGCGCAACAGCAACAATATATTCCTCAGGCACCAGAGGTAGATCCTGCGGCACAGGAATGGCAAGCAGATAACCCCTGGTTTGGCCAAGATACGGAAATGACGAGCTTCGCATATGGTGTTCATGAGAGACTGGTTAGAGATGAAGGTGTTGACCCTGAGTCTCAGGAATACTATCAATTGATTGATCAACGTATGAGGGAAGTATTTCCATCATACTTCGGTACCAACAACGCCGGGTCTTCGGAGCCGATTGTTGTTGAGTCCGCTCCTCGTCGCAGAACGAGTCCCGTGGTGGCACCCGCTACGAGAAATAATGGTGCCGTGCCGCGCAAAGTGACACTGACATCGACCCAAGTCGCACTCGCGAAACGACTGGGATTAACGCCACAACAGTATGCATCACAGCTTATCAAGGAGATGGCCTGATGGCTGACGAACGCGCTCCACGGGAGCCAAGAGATTTAGAGACTCGTGAAAATGAATCTCGCGATAAGTCTTGGGAGCCCGCATCTATACTTCCAGACCCAATACCGCAAGACGGATGGGTGTTTCGATGGGTAAGAACATCAATGGTTGGCACCTTAGACAACATGAACGTTTCAAAACGTTTTCGTGAAGGCTGGGAACCAGTTCGTGCCGAAGCTCACCCGGAACTACAAATTAGGAGCGATCGTG